CCCTGGGGGGATATCCCCCTCCCGCGATCTTCAGGGATCGGGGCCGTATAGCACCTGACTGTCTGTACGGGTTTTCAAGGCCCCCGGCCCATCCGCTTACACACCGTGCCCGCGCTCGCCCCGGTGGCGCGCCCGGCCGGCGCACCCATCTGCCCCGCGCGCCCCGGAGGCGTGCCTGACCCTGGAGGTCGCCATGGGCACTCGAGGACCCATACCGGAGCGCTCTGAAGCGCGCCGCCGACGCAATAAGGACGATGGACCCAAGCTGGCGCAGGCCGCGGCCGGCCCGCCGACCGATCTTCCAGAGCTGCCGGAGCCGGATCCGCTGTGGCATCAGATCGCCACCGACTGGTACCTGTCCCTGCAGGAGTCGGGGCAGGCCGCCTTCTACGAGCCGTCGGACTGGGCGATGGCCCGGTACGCGGCGGAACTCATGTCCCGTGGTCTCGCCTCGGACCGCCCGCCGAATGGGCAGTACGTGTCCGCGCTCGACAGCGTGATGGCTCGCCTGCTCACCACGGAGGGGGACCGGCGTCGGGCGCGCATCGAACTGGAGCGGAAGTCGGCCGGGCCGAAGCTGGCGTCGGTGAAGCCGCTGGATGCCTACCGTGACCTCGCGGGTGGCTGACGAGGCGGTCCCGGAGGTCGTCGAGCCGTTCACGATCGGGCCGACGTGGAAGCGCGGCCCGGATGGGCGGTTCATCCTGCCCGAGTACACGCTGGGCTGGCACTGTCTGGCGTGGACGGCGACCTACCTGCAGCACTACGTCGGCAAGGCGTGGCAGTACACCCCGGAGCAGGCGCGCCTGACGCTGTGGTGGTACGCGATGGATCCGGTGACGAACCGGTTCCTGTGGCGGGACGGGGTGTTGCAGCGGCTGAAGGGCTGGGGCAAGGACCCGGTGAAGGCGACCTGGGCTGCGTTCGAGTTCGTGGGCCCGTGCCGCTTCGGCGGGATCGCGGACGAGGGCAACGAGTGGGGGGTGCCAGCTGGTCAGCCGCTGGGTGTGCAGCATCCGGCGGCGTGGGTGCAGATCGCCGCGGTTTCTCAGGATCAGACCCGCAACACGATGACGCTCTTCCCGAGCATCTTCACGAAGCGGGCACTCGAGGAGTACCGGATCGACCTCGGCAAGGAGATCATCTACGCCGACAAGGGCCGGGCCCGGATTGAGGCGGTCACGTCCTCGCCGCGGACGCTGGAAGGCGGTAGGCCCACGTTCGTGTCGATGGGGGAGACGCACCACTGGGTGGAGTCGAACCAGGGGCACGAGATGGCGGCGGTCATCGAGCGCAACGCGACCAAGAGCGCTGACGGGCAGGCCAGGACGCTGGCGGACACGAACGCCTACGAGCCGGGCGAGGATTCGGTGGCGGAGCGGACCCGGGAGGCGTTCGAAGCGGCGGCGTCCGGTCGGGCTGCGGACACGGGCTTGTTCTACGACTCGCTGGAGGCTCCGGCTGAGGCGAAGCTGACCGAGGCGTGGATCGAGCCGACATTGCGGGCGGTCCGCGGGGATTCGGTATGGCTGGACATCGAGCGGTTGAAGGCGTCGATCCTCGACGTCCGCAATCCGCCGTCGCGGTCGCGGCGCTTCTGGTTCAACCAGATCGTGGCGGCGGAGGACGCGTTTCTCGCGCCGTATGAGTGGGACGCCTGCCGCCGCGAGGGTGCCGGGCTGCAGCCGGGCGACGAGATAGTCCTGTTCTTCGACGGCTCCAAGTCGGACGACGCCACCGGCTTGGCCGCGTGCCGCATGTCGGACGGCTTCGTCACGGCGCTGGGTGTGTGGCAGCGGCCGGCGAACTGGCCGCAGGACGTGCCGTGGCGGGTGCCGCGCGAGGAGGTCGACGGCCTGGTGGACCAGGTGTTCGCCGACTACCGGCCGATCGCGTTCTTCGCCGACCCGGGCGCCGGCCACGACGATGCCGACGGCGAACGCTACTGGGACGGCTACATCGACGCCTGGGCGCAGCGGTATGGGAAGCGGCTGAAGCTGAAGGCGGTGGTGTCCGGCACGAACCGGCATGCGGTGCTGTGGGACATGCGAGACCGGCGCCGGCAGCAGGCGTTCACGGAGGCCGTGGATCGCTTCTACCGGGACGTCCTCGAGCGGCAGTTTGCCCATGACGGGCACAGGGTGCTGCGGCAGCACGTGGCGAACGCGCGGCGCCGCACGAACCAGTGGGGTTACACGATCGGTAAGGAACACCGAGAGTCGGCACGCAAGGTCGACTTGGCGGTGTGCGCGATCGGGGCGCGGATGCTGCGTCGGATGATGCTCAACTCGACGGTCTGGGCGAAGCGTGGCCGGCCAGGTAAGGGAAGGGTGGTGGTGCTGCGATGACCATGACCATCCCTGAACTGCCGCTGTTGTCGCTGTCGGACGACGAGCGGAACCTGCTGACGGCGCTGCGCTCGGATCTGCTGTCGCATCGCTTCAAGCTGGAGCTGCTCGACAGCTACTTCAACGGCGAGCAGATCATCCGCGACCTGGGTATCTCCATCCCTCCGCAGCTCAAGGGCCTGCACACGGTGATTGGCTGGCCGCGGATCGGTGTCGAGGCCCTTGAACAGCGCCTCGACCTCGAAGCGTTCCGCTGGGCAGATGGCTCGGCCCCGGACGATCTGGAGGAGATTGCCGAGTCGAACGACCTGTACGACGAGGCGTCGCTGGCGCACCTGGACGCGCTGACTTACGGCCGCGAGTACGTTGCGGTCGGGTCCGGCGAAGAGGGCGATCCGCCGCTGATCACGTTCGAGTCGCCGTTGGACATGACGATGTTCTGGGATGCGCGCTTGCGGATCGCGACGGCGGCCCTCCGGGAGTCGGTCGAGGACGGGGTGCGGATCGCGACCCTGTATCTGCCGGATCAGACGGTGTACGCCGCCGAGGTGGACGGGGGCTGGGAGGTCTTCGACCGGGACATCCACAACCTGGGCATGGTGCCGGTGCTGCGGATGGCGAACCGGCAGCGCACCGCGGACCGGATCGGGAAGTCGGAGATCACGCCGGAGGTCATGTCGATCACGGATGCGGCCTGCCGGCGCCTGATGGGCATCGAGGTGCAGGCCGAGTTCTTCGGCGCCCCGCAGCGCTACATCCTCGGCGCGTCGGAGTCGGCGTTCCAGGACGCAGAGGGTAACGCCAAGAGCGCCTGGGAGACGTACATCGGGCGTGTGCTGGCGCTGGAGCGGGACGAGGACGGCAACGTTCCGACGGTGGGCGCGTTCACCGCCCACGACCCGTCCGGCCAAACAAAGATCATCGACTTGTATGCGCGGATCATGTCGTCGCAGCTGTCGGTGCCGCCCCACATGCTCGGCTACACCAGCGACAACCCGGCGTCGGCGGACGCGATCCGTTCCGCTGAGGGCGCGCTGGTCAAGAAGGCCGAGCGCAGGATCCGGCGCTTCAGCGCGACGCACCGGGACGCGATGCGGCTCGCGCTGTGGTTCCGTGACGGTGAGCCGCCGCCGAAGGAGCGCCGCATCGAATGCGTGTGGCGCAACCCGGCAACACCGACGATTGCCGCCCAGACGGATGCCGCGGTGAAACTGGCCCAGGCCGGCATCATCCCGAAGGACTCGGATGTCCTGCTGGAGATGGCAGGCCTCACCGAGGAACAGCGCCGCCGAGTCGCGGCAGACCGGCGGAGGAACGCCGGCGCAGCGGCCAGCGGTCAGCTCATGGAGCGCCTGGCGGCCCTGAGTGACCAGAACGCCGAGCTCCCCGCTACTGCGGAGGTGACCGGTGGCGACAACGGTCTCGGATAGCGGAGAGGACGCCAACCGCTACCGGGCCGCACAGATCGGGCTCACGCGGCTGCTGGTGCGGGATGTTCGCGACCTGCGACGGCTGATCCTGCCGTCGAGACTGCGCGAGAGCATCCCGGACTGGCTGACAGCGATGAACGCGGTGATCGAGCAGTACGCCCGCACCTCGGCTCTACTGGCCGCCGACTTTTACGACGGTCAGCGTGAGGCCGCCCGCGTGCCGGGGACGTTCACGGCCCCGCTGTCGGATCCGCCGCCGCCGGAGCAGACGGAGGCCTCGCTGCGCTGGGCCACGAAGGATCTGTGGCCGCGGGATCTGGATGACCCTGCGACGACGGAGGCTCAGCGTCAGCCGATGGATGTGCGGCTGTCCGCGGCCGAGGTGAAGGCCGAGCAGGTGGCGCAGAAGCTCGTCACCGACACCGGACGAGGCACTGTCCGGGAGGCGGTGCGGCAGGACCGACAGGCCACAGCCTGGGCGCGTTCGGCGGCGCGGGGCGCGTGCGCGTTCTGCAAGCTGCTGGCCGCCCGAGGAGCGGTGTACGAGAAGGACACGGCGGATTTCCGGGCGCACGACGGCTGTCACTGCGGCGTGGTCCCGGTGTTCAGGGGGCAGCGCTTCGAGCTGTCTCCGCATGCGCGTGAGTGGGAGCGCATCTACCGCGAGTACGCGGCAGGCCACTCCGGCGACCAGCTGCGCCTGTTTCGGCGGGCGCTCGCCGAGCACGACAGCAACCCGCTGCCGGGCTCGAACTGACCAACCCCCTGGCTGCCCTGGAGGCGGCCTTTCTCAGCCCCTGGAGGGCCACTTCACCATGCCCGAGAACGAGGAAACCGAGCAGGTTGAGACGGAACCGCAGGAGTCCGCCACCGCCCTGGAGGCGGAGGGATCCGAAGAGGAGCCGTTCGACCGGAAGCGCGCCGAGGCCGCCCTCAAGAAGAAGAACTCCGAGGCGGAGAACCTGCGCAAGCGCCTGAGGGAACTGGAGCCTCTCGCGAAGAGGGCGAAGGAGCTGGAGGACGCACAGAAGTCGGAGCAGGAGCGGCTCGCCGAGCAGCTCACCGCGGCGACGCAGCGTGTCCAGGTGTTCCAGCAGCGCGCGGTGCGCGCGGAGGTCCGGGCTCTGGCAGCGGACGGGTTCGCCGACCCGGACGACGCGCACGCCTTTCTGGACCTGGAGTCGTTCATCGCCGACGACGGCGACATCGACAGCGACGGCATCCGTAAGGAACTCGCCGAACTCCTGAAGCGCAAGCCGCACCTGGCGAAGCCGGCCGACATGTCCCCGCGCGTTCCGAAGGCGGACCGCACACAAGGCTCCTCGGGCAACGGCAACCGAACCCCCAACGACCCGGGCGAGGAGTTCGCCGGGTTCATGAACCGGGCCCTCACACGGGGCCGCTGAGAAAGGTAGCCCCCAATGGTGGCAACGCCCCCCATCAAGCTCTCGGACGTCGACTCGACGTTCCTGCCGCCCACCCTGGTGGGCCCCATCTTCGAGAAGTCTGTCGAGGCCAGCGCGGTGATGTCGCTGGCAAAGCGGGTGCCGCTGTCGATGACCGCGCAGACCTCGGTGCCGGTGCCGCTGGACGTGCCGACCGCCGACTGGGTGTCCGAGGGCGGACGCAAGCCGATCTCGACTGGCGGCGTGGACGTCAAGCACATGAGCGGCAAGAAGATCGCTGTGCTCATCCCTGTGTCCATGGAGGTCGCCCAGTCCAACGCGGCCGGCCTGTGGTCGCAGCTCCAGCGGGACCTCCCGACCGCCTTCGCCCGGGCCTTCGACCACGCGGCGATCCACGGCCTGACGATGAAGGGCGCCACCGGGCCCTTCGCGGACTTCCTCGGAGACACCTCCAAGGAGGTCGTCCTCGGCACCACCTCGCAGGCCAACGGCGGCATCTGGACCGACTTCGTCAACGGCATGGAACTGCTGATCGACGACGACTGGGACTTTACCGGCACCGTCGCCGACAACCGCGTCAAGCCCAAGCTGCTCAAGGCCACCAGCACGACCGGTGAGCCGCTGTTCGTGGACACCCGATCCTCGGCAGCCACCAGCCCCGGCCAGGCGCTGCAGGGTGAGCTGCTCGGCGAGCCGCTGGCCTACTCGCGGAGCGTGTCGGGCAAGCAGCGCCGCCAGTCCACCTCCGTCGACTCGGGCCTGCGTGCGATCGGCGGCGACTGGTCCCAGGCTGCGTTCGGTGTCGGCATGGACATCACGGTGAAGATCTCCCGCGACGCGACCTACATCGACGAGGACGGCGGCGTCCACTCGGCGTTCCAGGAGAACCTGGTGCTTCTCCTGGCGGAGGCCTACTACGGCTTCGTCCTCGGCGACGAGGAGGCGTTCGTCAGGTACGTGGCGACCGCGGGAGCGTCGTGAGCAAGCCACCGGCGGGTGGGGGCAGCCGGGCGACGGGGCTTCGGATCGTCGCCCGGCTGCACGCAGCCCCGCCCCGGCACAACGCCGGCGCCGAGTGGATGGCCTGGAGCATGTTCCGGGCCCTGGTGGACCGCGGCCATGACGTGTCGGTGTGGCTGTCCAGGTACTCGGGCGATCGCGACCCGTATGAGCTGCACGGCGTGCGGGTCATCCCGCTGGCGGCCCGCCTGGACTTCGCCTCACAGATCAAGTCCGCCGACGTGCTGGTGTCGCATCTGGAGAACGTGCCGTCCGTGGCGTCCCTGGCGCGCGGCTACGGCAAGCCGTTCGTGGCGATCTGCCACAACACCTTCACGCCGACGTTCCGAAACATCGCCTCCGGCGGGTGCAGGCTCGCCGTGTACAACTCGCAGTGGATGGCCCGCGAGGCGGAGTTGTACTTCGCGGAGTACCCGAAGAGCGTGCGCCCGGCGGACAGTCTGATCGTGCGGCCCCCGGTGTTCGCCAGGGACTACGCGACGAGGCGGCGCGGCTCCCACATCACGCTCATCAACTGCAACGAGGCAAAGGGCGGTCAGCTGTTCCGCGAGCTGGCCAAGCGCATGCCGGACGCGAAGTTCCTCGCGGTGAAGGGCTCCTACGGGGAACAGGCCGACTACACCGGCCTGGACAACGTGGAGGTCGTCGAGCATGTCCCCGGCGACCAGATGCGGGAGCGGGTGTACGCCCGCACCAGGGTGCTGCTGATGCCGTCCAGCTACGAAAGCTGGGGCCGGGCGGGCGTGGAGGCCATGGCCTCCGGGATCCCCGTGGTCGCGCATCCCACGCCGGGCCTGTGCGAGTCCCTCGGCGAGGCAGGCATTTTCCTGGATCGGAGCGATCCGCAGGCGTGGGTGACGGTGCTCGGCAAGCTCGCCGAGGCGGACGAGTACCGGCTGGCGTCGAAGCGCGCGAAGGCACGGTCTACGGAACTGAACCCGACCGCCGAACTGGCCGCCTGGTGTGACGCCGTGGAGGCCCTGCGCACGTAGGAGGCCGTCATGCCGTTCGTTGCGCCAACCGCCGAACAACTCGGTCTGTTCCTGGACCTGTCGGAGATCAACGGGGACCGCGCTGATCTGCTCCTCGAGCAGGCGGTCGCCCTCTGTGAAACGGTGGTGAAGCCGCTGCCCGAGGGGGCGACCGCAGTTGTCCTGTCGGTAGCGGGGCGCGCCTACGTCAACCCGCAACAGGTCTCCTACGAGACCATCGGCCCCATGTCCGTCCAGCGACCCCAGGGCTCCGGCGGCCTGTACCTCACCAAGAGCGACAAGACCGCCCTGAAGTCCCTCGCGGGCCGCGGTGGAGCGTTCACGGTCGATCCGACGCCAGCTACCGCGGATCCGTCCCCGACCTATCCAATCGACGACGACTACGGGCCGCCGCTCGAATACGAACCGGGCTGGGGGTGGGTGTAGGTGCCCGCCCCGTACCCGTTCGGGGAGACGGTGCGGATCCTGCGCACTGGCCCGTCGCCCGGCCGAGACGACCGCGGGCAGCCACTGCCGGGGCCGGACGAGTCGTTCGACGTCCCCGGCTGCGTCGTGACGCCCCGGGAGCAATCACCTCAGGTCGGCGGCTCGGACCAACAGGGGCGCGACACGGTCGTCGTCGGCTGGACGGTGTACGCGCCTGCGGGCACCGTGCTGCGCACAACAGACCGAGCCCGTGTTCGTGGCGTCGTCTGCGAGATCACAGGCGAGCCGGGGGACTGGGGTCGCAATCCGTTCACCGGCACCCGGGGGCCGGTGCAGTTCGCGGCGGACCGGGTGACTGGCTAGCGGCGGCCTTGCTCGACAGCGGCAATGAGCTTCTCCGCGGCGTTGTTGTGCTTGCGCCGGATGGACAGGCTGTGCGGGTCCTCGTAGGGCGGCCGCCCTCCCAGGAAGACGCCCCGCTTTTCGGTGGCCGGGAGGCTGCCGGGCAGCACGAACTGGACGTAGCCGTGGAAGAGCCAGTTGCCGGGCTTGAAGCGGGTTCCGGTGATGTCGGCTGCCCGGATCCGCACGGGTGCGGGCCGCTGTCCAGACGCCGTCTTCGTGATGGTGATCCATTCGCCGTCGAAGCTGACGGTGCCGAGTACGCCCTTGACGTCCATGTCTACCCCCCAAGATGTGAGGAGTTGAGGGTATGGCAGCGCGCTTCAAGATGTCCCGGAAAGGCGTGGGGCAGATGCTGCGGTCGGAGATGATCCGGGCCGACATGGTTCGCCGCGCCCACGAGATCGAGGCAGCCGCGGTCGCGATCTCCCCTGTCGGAGGCGGCAGTGATCCGCACCCGGGCCAGTACAAGTCGAGCTGGGGCGTGACCAGCACGAAGCGCGGCGGCAGACGGAGGGACCGGGCGACGGCGACGGTACGCAACACCGCCTACTACGCCCGCTGGGTGGAGTACGGCACTGAGCGCGTCCCCGCCCACCACGTGACCTTGCGGGCTGCTGCTGCCGGGGGCGGCTGATGGCCCCGGTCGGCTCGGTCGACGTTGAGCTCGAGGTGATGAAGTGGCTGCGGCCACGCCTCGACTCGGATGTCGTCGTGCGGGACGAACTCGACAACAACCTGCTCGACGAGCTGCCCACGGTGCAGGTGCAGCGGATCCCGGCCGGCGGCGACGACGGCATCCGCCTCGACCGGGCATTCGTCGACATCGACGTATACGCGGCCACCCGAGCTGACGCGATCGCCCTGTCCGCGACGATCCGCGGCCTGCTGCTCGGTGAACTGCGCGGCTCTGCCACGGACGTGGCTGTGTTCAGCCGAGTGGGCACGATCAGCCCACCCGCGATCCGCCCCTATGAAAACACCGGACTGCGCCGTGTCGGCGCCACCTACGAGATCTACAGCCACCCGGCCTGACCGGGGGCCGGGCCCGCGCCGGACCCTCACCACCCGCCCGAGCGCGGGCTCTTCCATGTCTGGAGACATCTCATGGTCAACATCACCCGCGCCGCGGACCTGCTGGAGGTCGGCGCCAACGGCGGCGGATGGGTCGCCCCGATCGGCACCGCCTCGCCCGGGGACCCGGAAGTCCAGCCGCTCTCACCGTGGCTGCCCCTCGGCGCCATCTCCGACGACGGCCTCGTCCAGGGATTCGAGGAGGACACCCAGTCCTTCACTCCGTGGGGCTACACCGCACCGATCCGCACCACCATCACGTCGTCGCTGCGCACGTTCGGCCTGACGGCCTGGGAGACGGGCCGCACCACGGTGCAGTCCCTGCAGTACCGCGTCGACGCCGCTGAACTCGCCCCCGCGGGCGGATTGACGAGCTTCGCCGAGACGGCCAGCCCGGTCCCGGACCGGCGCGCGTTCTGGTTCGTCGTCCTCGACGGCGACAACTTCCAGCGCGGCTTTTATGTGCCCGAAGGCGAGATCACCGAGCGCTCGGACGTCACGCACAAGCAGGACGAGGTTGCGGGCTTCGAGTGGACGATCACCGCCTACCCGGACGCCGCCGGCAACACCGTCTACCACTTCGACCGCGTCCCGGCCACCGCCGCGTACACGGGGTCCTGAGCTGGTGGGCGGGCCGCGATAGCCAGCCGGCGCGGGCCCGGCCCGCCCACCTTCACCCTGCCCGCGCCACAGAAAAAAGGAGGCCCGCGCCATGGCCGCAAACCCCCGTACCGCCGCCCGCAAGGCGACGGCACGCACCCAGTCCCGCCGCACCGTCGAAGAGCCAGATGTTACGCCGGCAGAGGCCCAGGAGATCGAGGCCGAAGGGCACTACGTCACCGCGAACCTCGCCGGTGAGGACATCCAGATCATCCCCCCGGCGGCGTGGCGGACGTCGTGGCAGCGCATGCTCAACGAGGGCAATCTCGACGGGTTCGCCCAGAAGATCTTCCACCCCGACGACTACGAGCTGTACCTCGAGCTGGATCCCACCATCTTCGAGTTCATGACGTTCGTGGAAGACGCGGCCACCCGTTCCGGTGAGAGCCTGGGGAAATCCGATGGACCCGGTCCGTCGTCGAGGCGCACCCGGAGGCGGTAGAGGCCGACCTGTGGCGCTACTACCAGCGCGACATCAGGGATGTGCACTGCGGGCGGATGACGTGGCGGCAACTGCGAGTACTGATCCAGCACCTGCCGCCCGAGTCGGCCACGTGGACGGCCCTGCGTAACGCGCTCAGCCCCGAGGAGATCGCCGAACAGGCGGAGCGCGGCGAGCCGGAGAGCGGCCAGTGGTCCCAGCTGGAGCAGCTCGTGGCCATGGTGGCGGACCGGGTGGCCCGCCTGGAGTGGGTGCTCTGGGTGGTGAACATCGAGCACAAGTCGAAGCGCCCCGACCCGCCTGAGCCGATCCGGCGACCGGGAGGCAAACCAGCGAAGAGAAAGGCGCGCCTGACCGAAGGCAGCGCCGACCGCCTGTTCCAACTGCTCAACGGGGGCGCCGCATAGCGCGATGGAGGGAGGCTCCGTGGCCGCGATCAGCGTCGGATCCGTAGAGGTCGACGTCGTCCCGAACGCCCGCAACATCCGCCAGCGGCTGCAGCAGCAGATCATGCCTGCCGCGGACTCTGTGGGTGACGAGCTGGGCCGCGTCCTCGGCCGCTACGTCAGCCGGCACCTGGCCTCCGCGGTGGTCCAGGGCGTCACGAACGGAGGCCGGCAGGCTCAGGCGCCCGCCGCACGGCAGGGCCAGGCCACGGGCAGTACGTTCGCCCGCTCGTTCAAGAGCCGGCTCGAGGCTGCGATGGCGAGCCTGCCGGAGATCCGTCTCCGCGCAGACTCATCGGAGGCCGAGCGGGAGCTCTACCAGATCCGGGCGCAGATGCAGGCGCTGCGCGACGCCCGTATCGGCATCGACGTGTCGACGGAGACGGCGACGGCGGCGATGGCGCAGCTGCAGGCGCGTTTGGATCGCCTGTCGGCATCGGATGCGGATGTCGCGGTGCGGGTGGATGCAGCTGCGGCGTCGGCGCAACTGGCCGCGTTCAACGCCCAGGTGAACCAGTTGGACGGTCGGACCGCGGATGTGGACGTCGACGTCGACACCCGTCCGGCCATCGCCGGGTTCTCAGCGCTGACGACGGCCGCCCTTGCGTTCGGTCCGGCGATCCTCCCCGTCCTGCCGGTCGTTGCGGCCGGCCTGGGTGCGATTGCTGCGGCGGGCGTGGCTGCGGGTGCCGGGCTGGGCGCGATCGGTCTGGTGGCGATTCCCGCGTTCAAGGGGATCGCGTCGACGCTGCAGGCGCAGAAGGCAGCCCAGGATTCGGCGACGAACGCGACGCTGCAGGGCGGCCAGGCCGCTTCGCAGGCGGCGTCGCGGGCGCTGCAGATGGAGTCGGCGCAGCAGGCGCTGGCGACGGCGCAGCGTAATGGCGCTCGACAGATCGCGCAGGCGCAGGCGCAGGTGACGCAGGCCCGTCGCGCGGCGGCGGACGCGGCTGTTCAGGCAGCTCAGCGCAACGCCGAGGCGGCCCGCAGGGTGGTCGACGCCGAGGAGTCCCTCGGGGACGCCCAGCGGGAGGCTCGGCGCGCCCAGGAAGACCTGACGGCCGCCCGCCGCACGGCGGCGCAGGAGCTTCAGGATCTCAACTCCCGGCTGGCGAACGCGGCACTGTCGCAGCGGGACGCTGAGATCGCGCTGAAGGAGGCCACGCTCGAGCGCGACAAGGTGCTGAACAACGCCAATGCGACCGAGCTCGACAAGCAGAAGGCGCTGCTCCAGTACGACCAGGCTGTCCAGCGGTTGAAGGATCAGACGACCGAGACGGGCCGCCTGAAGAAGGAGACGGCCGCCGCGAACAAGGCGGGCATCGAGGGCACCGACACCTACAAGAACGCCCAGGAGCGTCTGGCTGAGGCGCAGCGCACTGTCGTCGATCGGCAGGAGGCGGTCCGGGACGCTCAGGTTCAGGCTGCCCGCACGCAGATGGAGACGGCCCGGCAGGTCGCGGATGCGCAGCAGCGTGTCAGCGAGGCGACCGCGAACGTGGCTGTGGCGCAGCAGAGCGCCGCGGAGTCGGTGGCGAGCGCCCAGCGACAGATCCAGTCGGCGTCGCTGTCGGTAGCCGGAGGGGTGGACCAGGCAGCGATCGCGCAGGCCAAGTACCAGGCGGAGCTGGCGAAGCTCACTCCGGCCGCCCGGGCGACGATGACCGCGTACACGAACCTGCGGAGCGCGTTCGGTGCTTGGTCGCGGTCGCTGCAGCCGCAGGTGATGCCCATCTTCACCCGCGCCCTGGACGGCATGCGGCGGGCTCTGCCCGGCCTCACCCCGTTCGTGCTGAACGCGGCGGACGCCATCAGCGACCTGCAGGACCGGGCCTCGCAAGGGTTCAAGAAGCCGTGGTGGCAGGAGTTCAAGAAGGATTTGCAGGGCAGCGTCAAGCCTGCTCTCACGGGCCTGGGAGTGGCATTCGGCAACACCTTCAAGGGGATCGTGGGTGTTATCGGCGCGTTCCTGCCGCACATGGACGACATCAGCAGCCGCCTGCAGGGGGTCACAAAGCGGTTCGCCGACTGGGGCACGAGCCTGAAGGGATCGGCCGGCTTCGAGCGATTCCTGTCCTACGCCGCCGAGATGGCGCCCAGGGTGTGGGAGACGCTGAAGAAGGTGGCCGGTGCTGCCCTCGACATCGCCAAGGCCCTCGCCCCCGTGTCGGCGGTCGTGATGAAGGTGCTGGGGGCGGTCGCCGAGGGCATCGGGTTTGTCGCACAGAAGGCGCCCTGGCTGATCAAGGCCATCTGGGGCGTGATCGTCGTCTGGGGTGTCCTGAACGCGGTGATGAGCGCGAACCCGTTCGTCCTGATCGTCATCGGGGTGGCAGCTCTGGTCGCGGCGCTGGTGTACGCCTACTACAAGTTCGACTGGTTCCGAACGATCGTGCAGGCCATCGGCGACATCTTCGTCTGGCTGTGGCAGAAGATCATCAAGCCGTATGTCCAGTTCATGATCGCCTACTGGAAGATGGTCGGCCAGGTCGCGATGTGGCTGTGGCGAGAGGCGATCCGCCCTGCCATCAACCTCATCATCGGCGGCTTCAAGCTGTGGTGGGCCGCAGTGAAGCTGTACTTCAAGCTGGTCGGTGAAGCCATCGGCATCCTGGGCCGGTCGTTCACATTCCTGTGGACCGGCATCAAGGACGGCTTCCGTACCGGCTGGGACTGGGTGAAGCGATGGGTGCTCAACCCGATCGGCACCTTTTTTACGAAGACGATCCCCGGCTGGGCGACCACCTTCAAGGACAAGGTCGTCGGAGCCTTCGATCTCGCCCGTGCGGGCATCAAGACCGCCTGGGACAAGATCAAGGGCATCGCCCGTCAGCCTGTCCAGTTCATAGTCGACACCGTCTACAACAAAGGCATCGTCGGCGTCTGGAACAAGGTCGCTTCGGCCTTCGGGGCGCCCAAGCTGAGCACCTACAAGTTCGCCTCCGGTGGCGTCATGCCGGGCTACACGCCCGGCAAGGATGTGCACCGCTTCGTCTCGCCGACCGGCGGCCGGCTGGAGCTCAGCGGCGGCGAGGCCATCATGCGGCCGGAGTTCACCCGCGCCGTCGGCTCCGGGTTCGTGAACACCATGAACACGATCGCCAAGTCGCGGGGTGCACAGGGCATCAAGGCGGCTCTGGCACCGGCGCTCGGTGGCAACCCCATCACGGGCACGGACCGTTCGCTGCGGTACGCCAACGGCGGCGTCGTTCAGCGCTTCGCTGACGGCGGCATCTTCGGCTGGATCAAGTCTGCGGCGTCGGCGGCTGTGGGTGCCGGTTCAGCAGCCTGGAACAAGATCAAGGAGGGTGCGGGCTGGCTCAAGGACACCATCGAGGCGTCCGCCCGGGCCGGCGTGACGAACGTCGTCAACCCACTGCTGAAGAACTTCCCAGGCATGGACACCGGCTTCGGCAAGATGCTCCGCAGGATCCCTGATCGACTCATCGACGCGCTATTCAACTACGGCAAGGAAGCCGACAAGCGCGGAGGCGGCGGCATCGGCGGCCCGAAGATCCAGGCGGCGCTGCGCTGGGCGAAAACCCAGAACGGCCTGCCGTATCAGTGGGGCGGCAACGGCAGCCCCAGCTGGGACTGCAGCGGCTTCATGAGCGCCATCGAGTCCGTGATCCGCGGGCAGAAGCCGCACCGGCGCTGGAGCACGCACGCGTTCAACGGAGGGACGCCACCGGGCTGGGTGAAGAACGGAGCCTCCGCGTTCCGGGTCGGCATTACCCATGCCGGCGTCGGCCACACGGCGGGCACCCTCGGCAAGACCAAGGTGGAGTCGAGGGGCGGCGACGGCGTCGTCGTCGGCAGCCGCGCGCGCGGCTACAACGACAAGCTGTTCAGCTCCTGGTACGGCTTCATGCCGGGCAAGTACGACTCCGGCGGCTACATCCCGCCTGGGCTGAACCTCGTCTACAACGGCACCGGCCGACCGGAGCCCGTGTTCACGACCAGGCAAGCCAGCGCCCTAACGTCGCTGGCAGCGCGCGGCCCATCGGGGCCGATGAGCTTCGAGGGCGACCTCAGGCTCGACAGCGGCGAGTTCCTCGGCAAGGTCCGAGGTGAGGCAACCGCCGTCATGCAGCAAGGCCAGCGGGAACTCATGGCCGTCATCGACGCGAGCTGAGGAGGTGCCTCTTGGCGATCCCGGGGAACTTCCTCAGCTCGGCGACGGAGAGCATGGATCCGTCGATTTCCGGCTGGACGGCCAAGCTGAACTGCACGCTGTCGAAGGGCGGCGGTGGCCGGTCCGGCGACGGCTGTCTGACGTTGACGTCGGTGGCGGCGGGGGAGATGCAGGCCCGCACGGTCTCCTCGTACCCGGTGACGGCCGGGACGCTGTACGAGGCGTTCGCGGACGCGTCTGGGGCGACGGTGCCGGAGCGGATCGGCATCCGCTGGCTGTCGTCGACGGGCACCGAGGTGTCCGTCACGTGGTCGCTGACGACGTCGGCGGCTTCGGCGTCGTGGCACCGGATCGCTGTGGCGGGCACCTGCCCGGCGGGGGCGACGCAGGCGCAGGTGCTGCTGTCGTCGATGACCCCGGGCGCGGGGGGCGTCAACTCGTTCTTCGAGAACGTCTACCTCGGGCCGCCCTTCAGGACGACCGGCAACATGTTCGACTTCAACACGGAGTCGATGGAGGTCGACGCGTCGGGCTGGACTGCCGACGTCAACTGCACGCTGGCCCGGCAGGTTCCGGCGATCACATGGTCGGTGGGCTGGTACTACGCGGGCGGCCACACGATGGCGATGACCGTCACCGCATCCGGCAACGCCTCCATGCGGACGGTGGCCAGACCCTCTGTCACACCGGGCACCGAGTACCTGGCGTACATCTACCTCAACCCGCCCACGTCTGGCTCTACGGCGTGGATCGAGCTGCGCTTCTACGACGTGTCCAACGCGCAGATACAGGCGACCAGATCAACGCTGGCCGCCCCAGGGACTGGCTTCTACCGGCAGATCGTGACCGCGACTGCGCCTGCGGGGGCGGTCACCTGCGGTGTGTCAGTGGGTCTGGACAGTGCCACCGCCGGTCAGGTGCTGCGGGTGGATACGGCACTGGTGCGGGTGGCCCCGCAGCTGATCTCCGGAACGGTGCTGCCGTACACGGCGGGCTCGTTCGAGCAGGACACTGGCAGCTGGACGGTCCCGTCTGGTGTTGCCACCGTGGCCCGCTCGTCGCCGTGGGGGACCGCAGCCTATGTGGGCTCGTACAGCCTGGCGGTGTCGTCGTCGACGGCGACGTCGTCGACGCTGCGCTCGCCCATCACCAGCCTGCCTGCCGGTGCGGCCGGTCAGAACTGGCGTGGCTTCATCGTGGCCAAGCTGAACACTGGCTCGTACACGTCGCTGACGGTTCGGATCCGCTGGTACGACGCCTCCAACGTCGACCTGGGCGTGTCTACGGGCACCGCCTACACGGTGTCCGCCGGGTCGTGGGGCGCGATGCAGACCGATGCGGTGGCCCCGGCGAACGCGGCGAAAGCTGCCGTGGAGGTCGTTGCTTTGGCGTCCGCCGTGTCGTCGAGTTTCTGGATGGACGCGGCCGGGCTGTGGCAGGCGCTGCCGCTGACGGATGTGGCCGAGCACGACGACGACGGCTACATCACGCTGACGCTGCGAGAGCTGACCGCAGGCCAGCTGATCACCGTGTACCGGGTGACGCCGGATGGCACCCGCACGCTGGTGCGCGGCGCGAATGGGCTGATCGACGAGGACACGATCGAGTCCGATCTCCTCGTCATCGAGGACCATGAGGCGCCGCTGGAGGTACCTGTCTGGTACCGGATCGAGCTGCGCACCTCTGCCGGGGCGACCCCGTCGACGCGGTCGTCGGCGACGGTGACCCTCGACCTGGACGACGTCAACGAGGCCTGGCTGAAGGACCCGGGCTACCCGACCAGGAACACGCTGGTGATGGTGGCGCGGGCGCCGGACTGGCAACGCCCCATCGAGCAGGCCGCCTATGTGGTCCGCGGCCGACGCAACAAGGTGACCTTGTCCGGGGTGCGGCAGGGCCTTGAGGGTGAGCTGACCATCTACACGCGCTCCGACCAGGAGCGGGCCGATCTGCACACCCTGCTCAACTCCGGGAACGTCCTGCTGTGGCAGGCCGCGCCGGGCATGGGTGTGGACGACATGTACGTCACCGTCGGGCAGATCACCGAGGCACGTGTGGGCGCGCTCGCCCAGGAGGAGTGGCGGCTGTGGACGCTGCCTCTCACCCAGGCGGACATGCCCGTCACGACCGGCGTGAACGGGGCGGCAGGCCGCACCTGGCAGGACGTGCTCGCTGAGTTCTCCACCTGGCAGGCAGTCCTCGACGCCTACGCCACCTGGGAGGACGTGTTCCTCAACCGGCGGAAGTGAGGCGCGATGTATCCCGTCTCCGACCGGTTCCTGAAGCACATCACCGAGTCCCATACGGTCGTCACGCAGGTGCAGTTGTTCCTGACGGACGGCAGCGTCGTCGACCTGCCGCACGAGGGCGGGTCGGTGACGGTGGACCGCGGGCAGGCCATCCGCCGCACCTGCTCCGTGACGGTCGCCGACCCGTCGCTGATCCCGCGCACGCCGACGGACCAACTCGCCGTGTACGGCGCGCAGCTGCGGATCAGCCGCGGCGTCGACTACGGCGACGGCACACAAGAGCTCGTGCCGCTCGGCCTGTTCCGGCTCGACAGCGTCGAGGGCGACGTCAACGAAGGCCCCGTCACGCTGCAGGGCAAAGACCTGGCGGCGGTCATTCAGGACGACAAGCTCACCGCGGCGTTCAGCGTGACGGGCACCGTCGTCAGCGCCGTCACTTCGCTGATCCAACGCAGCCTGCCGTCCGTCGGGATCGTCTCCACCATCAGTGACGCCGCGATCGGGCGGCGCACCTTCGCGGTGGAGGCGGACCCATGGGCCGGCTGCCAGGAGATCGCCGCAGTCGCAGGCGCCGAGGTGTACTTCAGTGCTGACGGTACGCCGACGATCGCTGTCCTGCCCGACCTGCTGACGACACCCCCGGTGTGGGAGATCGCGGCGGGGGAGGGCGGCGCCTACATCCGAGCCACCCGCGGCATGACCTCCGACCGCGTCTGCAACGGCGTGCTGGCAAGGGGGGAGAACACCAGCGACAACGTGGCCCCGGTCTCCGCGCTGGTGGTGGACACGGACACATCGAGCCCCACCTACTGGGCCGGCCCCTACGGGCGCCGGCCCATGTACTACAGCTCGCCGACGCTCACCACGGTGGCCGCCTGCACGAACGCGGCCACGCTCAAGCTCGCGCAGGCGAAGGCCCCGAACGCGAGCGGAGACATCTCCAGCCTGCCCAACCCGGCGCTCGAGCCGGGAGATGTGATCCGGATCGTCCACCCGGACGGCAGCCGTGAACTCCAGCAGGTCGCCAGCCTCAGCGTGCCGCTCAGTGAGGGCGGCGACTTCCCCATCACGACGATCTCGGCGAAGGAGGACGCGTGACGAAGTCCTCCCTCGGCACCCACCGCGACCTCGCCTGGGCGCTCAAGCAGCAGGCCCGCCGCACGGGGGAGCGGACACCGTCGGTGCGCGGCTCCGACTGGCAGATGGCCACCGTCACCACCGTCAACGCGGACGGCACCGTCGACACTGCGGACATCCCCGCCATCCGCTGCATGGAGACCTACCTGCAGCCCACCGTCGGGGACCTCATCTACATCACCCAGGAGAGCAGCGGAAACTGGGCGGCCTGGGGGCGGCCGAGTACCGGCGGGTTCGCGCTCGGCAGCACCGTGGTAGTCCGCAAGACGGCCAACACGAGCAGGGCGTCGACGACGTCGATTGCCGCGGACCCGCACCTCAGCATCAACGTGGTGGCGGGCACCTACCAGGTCCAAGCGCTCATCCTCTACGACGCCGACACCACCGGCGACCTCAAGCTCGGCTGGTTCGCCCCGGCGAGCACGACGGGCGCCTGGTGGCCTGGCGGCAGCGACGCCTCGAACACCACCTTCGCGGCCACCGCACGCTGGGGTGCTCTCGCCGATTTCAGCGTGTCCACGCTGCCCGTCGCGGGTGTCGGCGCCGGGAACGTCGTGGCCTGCATTCCGACGGGCACCGCGATCGTCACCGGTACCGGTCAGATCTCGCTCGCCTGGGCGCAGAACAACATCTCCGCCACGGCCACCGTCGTGCGCACCAACTCGTGGCTCCAGCTCAGGAGGATCGCCTGATGGCCGGTACCGATTCCTACGGTCAGGGCGTCGTTGTTGCCGCCCTGTCTGACGCGCCTAACGCGGAGGTACTCGCACGGAACCTGGCCGACGCGATCGTCCAGCTGACCGTCATGCGGTTCAACTCCGCGTCCGCCCGGGCGGCCACCATCACCTCTCCGCTTGAGGGCATGACGACGTGGCTGAAGGACACCAATCTGCTGTACACCTACGACGGCACGCAGTGGGTGGCGCAGCCGTCGCTCATCATGGACTGGACGCCCCTGTCGTCACTGGGCTCCTATGCGGGCGGTTTCTCCGCATCGACGCCGCCCCCGCGCATGCGCAAGTTGAGCGTGCTGGGCACGGAGGTGTGGGAGTACGAGGGCGCCATCGCCATCAGCTCCCTCGCCCCCAACGCGACCACGACCATGTTCACGTTCAACTCCGCCTACCGGCCGGTGACCGGCCGCACCTTCGCCACCGGCAGCAGCGGCCACTACGCAGCCCGCATCACCATCGCCTCATCCGGGACCCTCACCGTCTCCGTCCCCCTCGAAGCCGGCTCCGGCGTCGGCAAAGTCTGGCTCGACGGCATGCGCATCACCAACCCGGCCGCCTGACCCGCCGCACAACCCGCCCGCGCCCCGGACCGGGGCCTTTTTCATGCCCCGAGGAGGGCACATGGCCTGGTGCCCGTTCGCCACGAGATACGAGCTGCAGCCCGAGAGCGACAGCCAGCCCGCGATCCGACCGACGCAGTTCATCGTCCACAGCATCATCGCCCCGTGGACTGCCAAGCGGACCTACGAGTACTGGCGCGACAGCACCAGCCTGGAATCGCACTTCGGCCTCGGCTACGCCGGAGACCTCGGCCAGTTCATCGGCACCGAGACGCGAGCGGACGCCAACGCGGGAGCCAACCGGCGCACCGACGGAACCGGCGCCGTCTCCTGCGAGACCGCCTCCAACACCAAGGGCACCGACCCGTGGACGCCCGAGCAGGTCGAGATGCTCATCCGGCTCGGGGTGTGGCTGCATCAACGGCACGGCATCCCGCTGCGGATCTGCCGCACTCACGACGACCCAGGCTTCGGCTACCACCGGCTGTTCCCGCAGTGGTCGACGTCTGGCACCAGCTGCCCCGGCGACGTCCGGGTCCGCCAGTTCCGAGAGGTCGTGTTCCCGGGCATCGTCGCCCGTGCGGCCGGCGCTGCTCCGCCGCAGACCACCCCCAGCCCGACCGCTCCAGCGCCCGCTCAGGAGACCGACATGCCCAGCGTCCTCAACGAGGCCAACCCGATCGACGTTGAGCTCACCAGTGCGTGGCTGCCGCTGGCCTTCAAAGACGAGGGCGCCCTGCTCGCCGGCCCGGTCCCGGCCCTGAACCTGACCGTGCACCTGTACTTCGACACGGCGACCAGCCCGGACACGAAGGTGCAGGGCGTGTTCTACCTGACCAACGCCGACGGCAGCAGCCCGTCGAACTCCCTGGTCATCGACAAGCGGGGCGGCGGCGGCCACCAGTTCACCCACAGCCAGCCGATCCCGGCGGGCAAGAAGCTGTGGTTCCAGGTCCGGGCCATCAGTCCTGACGGCAAGCCGGTCAAGCTCCTCCACCGTGTCGCCTCCGGCCCCTACTGGACCGCGTCGTGACGCTGTCCCCAAAGCGCGCCGCCGTCCTGCACTACGCCCTCGCCGCCACGTGGGCGCTGCTGCTCATCCCCACGCTGCTGTTCTGGAAGAACAGCGTCCTCTGGGTGGCCGCGATGAGTTTGTACGCAAATCTCGTCGGCCATCTGTCCGCGGCCAAAGCCAGCCGCGCCGAACAGGAAGCAGAGAAGCAATGAGAATCTTCGGCCGTGAGCCCGCGCTCATCATCGCCACGATCAGCGCAGCCCTGTCGCTGCTGGTCACCTTCCAGTTCGGTCTGTCTGCCGAGCAGGCTGGCGCGATCGTCGCCGTCATTTCCGCCGTGTTCGCCGCGGCCACGGCCGCGGTCACCCGGCCCATCGCACCCTCGGCGTTCACCGGTCTCGTCGCCGCGGTAGCCGCGCTCCTCGCCGCCTACGGGCTGGAGCTCGGGCCGGAGAAGATCGGCGCCCTCAACGCGGTCGTGCTCGCCGGGCTCGCCCTGCTGACCCGTGGCCAGGTGTCCCCGACCAACCCGCCTGCCGGTCCGCGGGGCCTCTGACAGGAGTAGCACGTGCCCGACGAGCTGAGCGTCGGCGAACTCGGGCGCGCGGTCGCGGCTTTGCGCCAGGAGGTCCAGGCGATGGGGCAGGGCATCAACGCCCGCCTCGACAAGGTCGTCTCGACCGAGGTGTACACCCTCCAGTCCGCCTATACCGACCAGCGCATCAACCAGCTGGGCCAGGAACTCCAGAAGGCCAAGGACGCCAACGAGGCGCTGGAGAGCGCCTTTGAGCAGTACCAGCGCGATGAGCGGGACCGCCGTGAGCGTGAGCGGCAGGCCCGCCTGTACCAACTCATCGTGCCTGTGCTGCTGGGCCTGCTGTCGGTGGCTGTCGCAATCTGGGCGGTGGTGGCGAAGTGACAGGCCTCCGCAAGAAGCGCCGCACGCTCCGCCTGCCGCGCGCCGAGTGGCTGGTCGGCCTGACCGCCTTGTTCGTCGTCGCGTTCCTGGGCTGGCTCGCCATCCAGGTCGTGCTGCTGTCGCACGACCTGCGCACCGCCAACCATGCCCGGGACGCCCTGGCCACCCAGGTGGAGCGCCTCGGCGGCACTCCGGTCGCCGGCCCGCCCGGCTCGCGGGGGGAACCGGGCGCTTCGGTGACCGGACCACCCGGGCCGCAGGGAGAGCCGGGCCCGTCAGGTGCACCTGGCCCCAGCGGGTCGCCAGGTAAGCCTGGCCGCGACGGAGACGACGGAGCGGATGGCACTTCGGCGACCGGGGCCCCGGGCGAACAGGGCCCGGCCGGAAGCCCCGGCGCCAACGGCGAAGCCGGACCGCCCGGACCAACCGGCCCGCAAGGGGAGGCGGGCCCCGCCGGACCACCCGGACCAGCCGGGCCGCAGGGCGAGCGCGGAGAGCAGGGCCCCGCAGGACCGGCAGGACCGGCACCCTCGAGCTGGACGTTCGAGTACCGGGGCGCAACCTACACCTGCACCCCGGACGGTGACGGCTCCACCAGCTACACCTGCCGCCAGACCGGCGGGGAGAACCCCGGGCCCGATGTGCCGGAGCCGCTCGCCGCGGGACTCGACCCGAGCCGCCGCCAATACCCGTAGGAGTGCCATATGCCGGATCCGCGCCCAGTGGAGCCGCGCCGCATGAAGGGTGCCGCCGACGTCGACAGTCTCGTCGCCCTCGGCATGGAGGAAACCCCTCCCACGCCGACGGCCGCCGCGCCGCCTGTGGTGGAGGCACCTCCCGCGCCGCCCCCGGCGCCAGACCCGGCAGACGAGGCCACCCTGCACAGCGCGCTCGCCGAGGCCGGAGTCAGCGTCGAGGCCGCCGACACCGCGGCGGTGCGGGTGCTCGCCGCGCTCGACAGTGAGACCGTCGAAGCTGTCGCACGCTGGGTGAAGAGCAAGAAGGTGAAGTGATGGAAGAAGACCCCGACGACGAACCGCCGCTGTGGCTCAGCCCGTGGCCGTTCCGTGAACCGCCGCCCATGCCACCCGTCGACGACGAAGACTGACAACGCCCCGCCCCTGCTTCGTGCAGGGGCGGGGCGCTTCGTCGTACCTGGGTCAGCCCGTGATGTCACCCTCGAACTCAGGGAAGTCCAGGCTGAAGTCCTCGCTCATACGCTGCACCGTCACCACGATCTTCTTCCCGTATCCGGTCTCCAGCGTGTTGTCGTGGTTCTTCACCACGGTCACGCCCGAGGCGAGCCGGCCTTCGAGTGGCTCCGACCCCTTGGAGAAGATGGTGGCCGCCGCCTCGCCACCCTTCGTGGCGCCCTCGACGATGAGCGACAGGTCGTCCAGGGCGACTGGCGCCTTCGCCGTGTTCTGGATTTTCAGGCTGATCCGGAAGTCCGTCATGCCGGGCTCCGCCGACTCGAGTAGCTCCTTGTCGTAGTCGGTGAACCGCTTCGCGTCGACGACGGTGACCTTCAGCCCGTCGGGCCACGTGTACGTCTCGCCGAACTTCAGGCCCGTCGTCTTGGCGCCGTCGTCCTCGCTCGGCTCGTTGGCGCACTTCTCCATGTACTCGGCCTGGCTGAGCGTCCGGCTTGTGCAGTCGACGCTCTCGGACGCGGCTAGCGTCGGCTTCGTCTCGGCGGTCGCCTCGTCTTTGCCGCTACCGCCGCATGCTGTGAGCGCGGCGAGGAGCAGGGCGGCGGTGGCCGCAGTGGTGCGGATGCGCATGTGTCCCCCACAGGTTGAACGTCCAAGCACCGTAGAGCACACGCGCCCACCGGGTGACCATCCGTCACCGAGCCGTGACACGACGGGGGACGCCCAGGCTCTCGATAACATGCCATATCGCGGGCGTTATTTGGGCTGATTGTCCGACTCTCCGTCGGCCCGCTTGCCGGTGGTCCGCCCCTCGGCGATCTGCTGAGCGCGCGCCCTGCTGATGCCGAGTTCGGCGGCAACCTGCGCATGACTGAGCCCGTCGTCGCGCATCTCCTGGACGGCGCTATGCCGGATCTCGCGCAGCCATTTCTGAAGCTCGGGGATCGCCTGCAAGGCGGTGCTGACGTCCTTCGCTCGACGGGTCGCGTCACCTTGCTCGGCGAGGTGCTTCAGGTTCTCGAAGGGGCTCGGCGGTGTGGTCATGGAATCAGTGTAGGGGGAGGGTTGACATGTCGTAAGGGGTCCCCTTACATTGGATGTGTCGGGGGAACCCGGCAACAACTCCACAGAGAGCGGACACTCCGAGGAGCAGCTACGGAGGGGAACGGGCCGGGGCAACCCGGTACATGACCTCCAACCGAAAACCGCGTCAGGCGGAATAAGGGCTGCGAACGCGTTGGGCTTAGACCTATCGACGGGGTCAGACCCCGGCTGTAAATGGCGAAGTACCCGAGGCCTTCCCGCGAGGATGGACGGACGACTCGGTACCCCCGCTCTCTGTGGAACCACGACAAGGCCAGCAGAGGGGGCGAGATGTCGACCACGTACACGGTGAAGTGCCGCCGGTGCAACGGGACCGGCGTCTGGACCGGATGGACCCCTGCCGGGCGCGGTGGTGAGTGCTTCGGCTGCGACGGGACCGGACTCAAGGTCATCACCCGCTACACGGCAGCCGAGAAGGCCGCGATCCAGGAGCGCACGCAGCGCCGCTCTCGCTCCCTGAAGCTCATCAGCGCCCGCGCCCGCGAACTGGGCACTGCCGCCAAGGACCCCGAGCTGATGTGGGACGCGGAGTACGGCTTCGCGGCTCTCGAGAGCAGGGAGCCGGAGCGGTTCGGCGCGATGCTCTCTGCCCTCGAATCTGGCCGCCTCGACGACGTCATCCGCGCGCTGGCTGACTACTACCGCAACCCCAAGGGGAGCTGACCATGGCCGCCAAGAAGCGCACCCTCCGCCGCGACAGCCTCAAGTTCGGCTACGTCACCAGCGACGGCCGCTACGAGATCACACCCCTCTACGGCTTGAGTATCCGAGGTGGATCCGTTAGCCGCCCCACCGGGTGGCGCCTGAAGGACCGCCAGGGCGAGTACGAGAACCGCTACGAACTGTCCCTCTCCCGCATTCGCGAGATCCTCAAGGAGCGCCCGTGACCAGCAAGCGCCGCTACTACGTCGACTTCGAGCACGGCTCCCTGCCGATGATCCTGCCCGTCGAACCCGGCGACGAGGACTACGAGTACGCCGAAACCACCCTCGCTGCCGCAAAGAAGAAGGCCATCAAAAGCATGCGGGACAAGATCGGCAGTCTGCGCGAGGCCATCAAGGACGTGCGTCAGTCCCGCGCCGCGGACTTCAACTGATGGCTCCCAAAGTGGCGATGCCCCGCCTGAGGAAAGCAGGCGGGGCATCGCCCGTACCGTACCTGAACGAACAGCCATGGAGGACATCGTGAACCAGCCCCAGAACGACCTGCCCGACTGCGACCGCTGCGACGACACCCAGCTGGACCACGACGCCTACATTCCCCACGAGACCGAGCACGGTACCGCCTACCGGCACGCGCCCTGCCGCGACTGCCAGCCCGAGGTGGAGGAGTCGGCGTGACCGACCTCGTCCCCCACCAGCCGGACGCCACCCCCGCCGTCTACGACGCTGCGACGCTCGCCGTCCTCGCCGCCATGGAAGAGGCAGCCGAGAAGCACCTCGACGCCATCCGCCCCCACAACACGAAGCGCGGCTACGCCAACGACTGGGCACTGTGGGAGGAGTTCCACGACTGGCTCGCTGAGCGGACAGGCAGCCGCCTGCCGTCGACCGCCGTCACCCGGGGAACGCTCGTCGGGTTCGTCGTCTGGCTCGACACCATCAAGCTCGCCGCGCCCAACAGCATCGACCGCAGGATCACCGGCGTCACCGTCACCGCTCGCAACGAACACGGCGCTGAAGTCCCCAAGGCCGCCACCGTCGCAGCACGACAAGCCCTCAAGCCACTGAAGAACGACCCCGAACGCATGGCGCGCGGGCGAGGCAAGGCAGCAGCCGTCACCCCCGAACAGCTCCGCCAGATGAACGCCGCCGTCGCCGACGGACTCACCGGACTCCGCGACCGCGCCCTCTGGCTCATGGCCTTCGCCATTGCCGGACGCTCCGCCGAAGTCGCCGCCCTGCGTGCCGACACCATCGTCCACGTCAGCCAGGGCCTCGAAGTCCACGTCCCTGCCGTCAAGGGGAGGCCGCCCCGGGACGTCGTCGTTGGCTACGGCCGCAACCCCGACACCTGCCCCGTCCGCGCCTGGCTCACCTGGCGCGCCGCCGCAGGCATCACCAGCGGACCCGCCTTCCTACCCATCACCGTCCACGGCCGCCTCGGCGACCACGCCCTCTCCCCGGAAGCCGTCCGCGAGATCATCGCCCGCAACGCCGAACGCGCCGGACTCTCCGTCCGCCTCACCGGGCACAGCATGCGGGCCGGCTTCATCACGACCTCTCGCCGGGCTGGGAAGCGTGAGGAGAAGATCCGCGAACAGTCCGGCCACGCCGAGAACAGCCCAGCCTTCTGGGGCTACATCCGCGAAGCCGACAAGTGGACCGACGCCGCCAGCGAGGACATCGGCCTGTAGCCACCCGCCGCAACTTCCCGTGGCCGATACCTATCGCTGTGGCTGGTTGTGGTGCATGGTGTTCGCACGGGTTCCGCTTCACCCCCGGGTGGTTCCCTCTCGGGCCCTGCCGTTCGCTGCGAGCGGTAGGGCCCGCCGCTCCTCCCGGCTCCCCACGGGAGGCTCTGCGGCTGCCCGCGTCCCGGCTTGCCCCAGAATTCGAACACGCGCTCTACTGGGGGCATGGCAAGACCTCGCACCGAGCACCTCACCCCAACCCAGGAACGCATCCTCGCCTACATCCGGCAGTCCATCGCCGACCGCGGCGAGGCACCCACCCTCGAGGAGATCGGCGCCGAGATGGGCCTGGGCAGTCGCAGCGCGGTGCACTACCAGCTGGAGCAGATGCAGCGGAAGGGCGCCATCACCCGCCAGCCGCACCGGTCGCGCGGGATCCGGCTCGCATGAACCCCGCCCGCTACCACCTCACCCTCGCCTCGGCCGGCCGCCCGACCATGCACGGTTGGTGGGCGTCAGAGAAGACAGCGCGCGACAAGCTCACCGACTGGATTGGCCTCAGCAAGGGGCCCGGCGCCCGCGTCACCCTCGTCGACGAGGAGACCGGCACCGTGCTGACGACCTGGCCGGAAGAGTCGTGACCGTCTGCCATGCTGGCGCGATGAACGACGAGACGCCGCAGCCGGACGACGACTTCCCCGACGTGATGGCCGACGAGTGCGAGATGCCCACCGTCGGCGACTACCGCCTCTCGACACGCCCCGGCACTGTCAGTGGCGGCTCGTAGAGTGGCCGGACAACACAAGCCCTTCTAGCAAGGGTCTGCACTGCTGGTCGCCCCGCCCGTACAGCGCCGGACGGGGCGCGCTGCTGTCAGGCCCCTACGCGGCCGTCGTGACGTCCCCCTGCTCCACCCTCCGCAGCTCGGCCAGCAGCCGCCGGTACTCCTCCCGCTGGTCATCCGTCAGCCGCGCATCCCGGTGCGCGAACAGCGCGCGGATCGCCGCGTTCAGCTCATCGGCAGACCGCGGCACGTCCGGCGGGGGAGAGGTGGACATGGCGGCCAGTCTAGGAGTCGGGTCTGACAGCGGGCTATGAGCTGGGCGGCTGCCCCACGTAGGTGCCGCGGCCCTGCACCGTCCACACCGCGCCCTCCTCGGCGAGCACAGCGATCGCGCGCCGCACAGTCGACCGGGCCAGCCCGTACTCCTGCACCAGCCGCGTCTCGCTGGCGATCGGCCGACCCTCCGCCCAGTCCCCGCGCGCGATCCGCGCCTTGAGGATCTCGGCGAGCTGCCGGTACGGCGTCACGGGGCCCTCGTGGTCGATCTCAGCGTCAGGATCAGCGGCCATGATCCGAAGCTAGACAGGCCCCTACAGGGCAGCATCTTCAGCTACGTATCGATACGTTGCGAGACAGGGCGATACAAGTGGGTATCGTGAAATTGCACAGACCCCCGCGACCGCGCGACCGGCCCGGGGGCATGGCCCACGCTGCAAGGAGCGTCGACGTGGACGAGCCTACGAACCTCCCGCCCCCGCCGAGAAGTTACCCGCCGCGGCCCCTTGTCGCCGCCGCCAGCCGCCTCAGCCCCCTCCAGCAGGCCTACAGCGACTACACCCGACACGCCAGCAGTTGCCTCGTCTGCCGCGACGTCGACGCCGGCCCGTGCCCGAGCGCGGAGCGGCTGTGGAAGGCGTACCGGGCGATAGGCGACGACGCCTGCGGTCAGGTAGCCGACGGGGCCCGGTGAGCCCCGGCGTAACCGGTCGTCCGACCGGTTACCTGAAGGAACGTTTGGCCAGTGCTTGACCTGCGGTTATGAAACCGTTCCCACTGCACACAAGTCCCTTACATATATGCGAGACGCATCTTGCGGTGATCGTGTGCGCGTAGTTGTCTGTTGACAAGTCAGGGCGGCCAGTTGAGGAGGTCGGACACCGGTATGCCAATGACGCGGGCAATGCGGAGCAGGGTGTCGAGGGTCGGGTTAGCCTCGCCGGCCTCGATCTGCTGATAGAAGGCCCGGTTCAGCGGCACCGCAAGGAAGACTCGTTCCTGAGTGAGGTCGTGGTCTAAGCGGGCCTCGCGGATGCACCTGCCGATACGTCGGCGCTCTTGGCGGAGCCAGTCGTCGTCGGGCGGGTCGGTTTGCACTCGACAAACGCTCTGACCTGCATGATCATAAGTCAGCCTGCTGACAGCAGGCTTTCTGTGATCTTGATCGCCAGCCCTGGATGGCGCGGTGAGGGCTCCAGCCCTGCGGCGACCTGGCATATGCCGCAGGGCTCGATGTAGTGTCCAGGAATCGAACACATGTTCACCCAAAGGGGTGAACCGCCAGATGGGCCTGCGTGCTCCTCATCAAAGCGGGCACCAGCGCAACACCCCCCACGCACCCAGCCGGCCGCACCATGGGAGAGAGCATGAACCGCGAGCAGGTCCTCAACCTGTACGACTGGGCGCCAGGGGTCTGCTTCAGGCACCCCTCCAGAGGCCAGGTGCAGACGACCGTCGTCGGCGTCATCCACCCGCAGGCCGACGGCGAGCGCGAGGTGCGCGGCTGCGAGGAATGCGTCATCACCATGGAGGACGTAAGGCGTGAGGCGGCGGCCCGGTCGGGGAGCGAGTACACGCCGGGACACCTCGGCAAGTGCTTGGGGTAGGGCATTCCGCCAGGTCGCCAGCGGTCCCCAGGGCGGAATCCTGGGGAGCATCTGGGGAGTGGGGTTGACAGGGGGAGTGAACGGGGAGAACTAGAAGCGCCATTCGGTACCACCCGACACCATTCACGGCCACCCAAAACCACCAGTTCAGAGGCGCAGGGGAGCGGTCGAGCGTCATCGCCGCAGACCGCACGGCACTCGCCTGGCAGAACACCGCCTACAACCAACCGCCGCACCCGAGCTTCTTCATCGGCAACGGGATGCCGACGGCACCCAGGCCGACCGTCTACACCCCGTGAGCTGGGCAAACAGCCTCAGCGACTGAGTTACTGAAGTGGCCACTCCGCAGGTGCGGGCGGCCACTTCACTCATGATCATTCAGTGCTGGGGAGGATCTGGGGAGATCCATTTCAGGAGACTCCGCTTCGGGCCCGGCGAGCTCGCCGGCCATGAAGCGGCCGATCGCCGAACGCCCCCTTGCCCCGGACTTCGGCATGAAGTGCACGTAAGTCCGCAGCGTGAACGCCGGATCGTGATGCCCGAGCCAGGCAGCCAACTGCGTAATGCTCTCACCCTCGGCCAGGACGACGCTAGCGAAGGTGTGGCGCAGCACATGGAAGCCGAACTGACGCGGCATGTCCCACTCCTCCTTGCGCCACGGCTTCGCTCCACGCTTCGGCTCCACCCAGGTAACCTCGGGCGGCTCGATCAGGCCGACGTCCCTCAGCGCGGGCTTCCACTGCCGGTCGTTGAAGGTGTCGCGAGTGACCGCGCCGCCGTTCACGCCATTGGTGAACTGAGTGGTGACCAGCAGGCGCACCGTCTTCGGTGGCCTTTCCTGCCAGGACAGGTTGGGCCGGTCCGGATCTACCCAGGGCAATGTCACTTCGACAGTGGCGAATCGGTTGGCGTGCTCCTTGATGGCCTCGGCGAGTTCGGGCGCACAGGGCGCGACGCGCTCCTTGTTGCCCTTCGGCGGGCCGAACGCGAACCGGCCCTTCACTTTGATGATCTGCCGGACCACGTTGATGTCCTCGCCGTCGACATCGTCCGGAGAGAAGGCGAACGCCTCGCCTTGCCGCAGGCCGGCGCCGACCGCCAGGTCAGCCAGAATCCGGTACCGCTCCGGCAGCGCCAGCCGCACGGCCCGCACCGTCTCCTGACTCCAGGCGAGTGCCTTCGACTTGGGCAGGCGCGGGGCCTTCAGGTCGTCATCCCGGAAAGGGTTGGCCGCGATGCGCTTCGCCTTGTGGGCGGCCTGCAGGATGGTCGAGAAGTGGGCGCGGGTGACAACGAGGGTTCCGACGTCGATGTCCTGCTCGGCGCGCGTCTGCCAGGCACGGATCTCCTCGAAGCCGATCCGGTTCAATGGCAGCGATCCGACGTGAGGCAGGATGTGGTTGGAGACCTTCGACCACACGGACGCGCGCGTTGTCGGAGGGTACCGGGTAGTCGGCCACCAGTACTGGTGGACGTAGTCGGAGAGGCTGATCGAGCCGTCGCGCGGGTCATACCACTCGCCCCGGCCGCTGTCGGTCTGGGCGTCGGCGAGCCACTTCTTTGCGAGAGTCAGCTTGCCGTCGGGGAATGAGCGGGATCGCACGCCGGGGATGCCGGTGACCTTGTACCGCTTCCCCTGCCCGTGCCGTTCGGTGGGGATGTTGCGCTTGCCGTCCGGACCCTTCTTGTACCAGCGGTCCTCGATGTATCCCGGCACGGCCGCCCCCGTTCGTTCAGATGTGGCTTGGCTCGGGAGGACTATTGTCGATGATCTCCCCCTCGTAGAGCTGGAACCACTGGCCACCGGCAAGGAAGTCGCGGGTGGTTGGGTTCATGGCGGCGGCGAAGCCGGCCGTGTCCAAAGTGGGGTCGATGTAGACGGTGACGAGGCCCTTGCGTTCTTCGACGCAGGCGCCGTCGGGCTCCTTCATCTCGAGCAGGTACTCGATCCGAAGGGGGCGATCCGGAGTATCGCGGGAGACGATCTCGTCCTTCCACAACTGGAACCAATGGGCGGAGGACATGAGTCGCTCGATCTCGATGTTCAGCTGCCGCACCACGTCGGCGAGCGGCTGGGTCTTGTCCAGGCGGACCCGTATCTGTCCGCGGTCTTCGTCGATCTTCGCAAGTCTGCCCGGCGGCAGGTCAGTAACGGCTTCGTAGGTGACGTCCAGCATCCGTCCTCCCCATGTGCAACGGTGCACTCCGAGCCAGTTCGGCCTGAAGTGCACTGTTGGTGAAGGGTACGTCTACTGAGAGTCGTCAACAACCCGCTACGGAATTGTCTACTTACGGACATTCGCGATCGGGTGACCCGCATCGCGGGGCGGCCTGCTACTCGTCGGCCTCACGCTTGGCGCGCTCCTCGGCCTCGATCATGTAGCGCCACCGCATCAGCTCCGCCCTCGACTTGCCCGCGAGGTGGCCGACGATGATGCGGACTTCCTCGTCGTAGCCCGCAAGCTCGGTCGCCTCGTACTGAAGCCACTGCTTGGCGGCAGCTTCCTGGATGCGCCGGTACGGCTTGTTCAAGGCGGCGGCCAGGGCGCGCATCTGGATGGGGTCGGGCGGGCTGGCTGGCGGGTTCTTGACCAGCTTCTGAAAGTACTGCCAGGAGATGGCGTCCCCGGTCTCCGGGTCGACGGCGCGTTCGCCGAGGCGGCGCAGGGAGATGCCTGTGTCGAGTGTGTCCTGAACGAGTTGGGAAAGCGCGCCCAGGGGGGAGGTGGGCGCGGCGGACTCGACGTCGG